ACTACTGTAGTAGATTTTAATTTTGATGCGGCAACAACTTCAACTGCAATGAGTATATCCGCAGATGGACTTGTTACAGGTACGGCCTTTAAAGTTGATAGTGATTCTTCTGATACTGGTACAAGAAGTATTGCAAGTATAATTCAAAATCATTCCTCCGCAGTTGGTGCTACTGCACTTACAGTACAAGCTGATGCTGGCAGAGGAATATTTATTAATACTGATCTTGCGGCCGGTGGATATGCACTTGAAATTGATGCAGAAATAACCACAACAAATACCGCCAAGATTGCAGCTATTAGCACTAGTGGAACAACATTAGAAGTATCCTCTGTTGGTGTATTAACAGGAAAAGTTATTGATGTTACAGCCGATGCCGCCACTACTGGTACTGGTATTAATATGTCAATGGACGGATTAACTACTGGTGCAATGATGGCTCTTACTTCAGATTCTGCTGATACTGGAACAAGAACTTTAGTAACGATTACAAATGATAATGCCTTGGCAGTCGCGGCAGTTCCACTTGTAGTAACACAAGATTCTACGAATTGTGTAGCAAAATTTGTAGGAACATCAACAATAGTTGTTCCAGTTGGAACAACTTCCAATAGAGGTCCTTCTGTACAGGGTGGTATAAGATATAATACTACAACAAGTTCTTTTGAAGGATATAGTGGAGCAACATGGGCCGGTCTTGGTGGACTTATTGATGTTGATCAAGATACAAAAATTCTTGCAGAAACATCAGCGGGAGCAGATAATGATGATTTAGATTTTTATACTCAAGGAACACAACGGATGAAAATTGATGAAACCGGCGCAACAACAATTACAGGAAAATTAAGTGTTAAGGGTGGATATTCAGCGTATCATCAAATGACGCATGCCACATTGGCATTAGGATTATAATAAATAGTATTGAAAAACCAATTATAACAAGATAAAGGAGAACACCAAATGGCAATTCCCAGCGGATCTGGAACGGAAGTACTAAAGAACGCATTGTTCACCGTCACCGATACAACAGAAGCCAAACTGATTGATGGTGTTGCGAACCACGTATATACCGTTATAAGTATTTCGGTTTGTGAAACCGCAGGAGCAGCTGAAATTTTTAACTTGTTCATAGCTGATGACGGCGGTGCAACAGATTATGAAATTCTTTCAGATACATCAGTAAATGCAAATAAAACTTTTATATTCAATGACCGGGTCGTATTAACAGGAACGGATGAATTAATATTTAAATCTAATGCAACTTGTGACATTGACATCGTGGTATCATATATCGATCAGGACTGGAGTTAACACATGGCAAGAGGTAAAACAGGAGAAATAGGAGCACACGCACAAAAAATATTTAAAGCCTCTATTGCTGGTGCATCATTGCCGTCAATTTCAGCCTCTAGTGTTCCAAAACATAAAACTTGGATAGCGTATGGAGTTTGTAAAACCGTTGAGGCCGCGGCTTATGCTATACAGACCGCCCAGACAACAGCTGTTGCAACATCAACTGTAACTACTAGAGGTGAAGCCGAATCTGGTGCAGACAGCGGAACCGGTGGTGGAACAGAAGGCGCTGCAGATAGTGGAACCGCTGGTGGAGTATTCTGTAATCACGGAGGTAGATATTACAGGGCACAGGGGTGTGCTAGATATTGTGCCCATTATTGTGCAAGATACTGTGCAAGATATTGTGCTCACTACTGTGCTAGATATTGTGGACTAGCGGGATACGGCTATGGTTTTGGATACGGCTATGGTTTTGGATTTGGATACGGATATGGAACAGCCAGAGGATATTCTGCAGACTGTACTGCAATTGCTGTTCATGGAAGTGGATCGTGGACCCAAATTGTTCCCGCAGGATTTACAGTAACTACATGGTTATATTACGAAGAAGAGGTTTGTTAAGGCAACCCAAATAAACACATAAGGAGTTAAAATTTTATGTCAGGTATTGTAGGAAAAAAAGGCAGGACTGGCGAAGTTGAGGGGGTTGTATTTAAAGCTTCCATTAATACTACATCTTTACCAACGATTACGACTGCTAGCGTCCCAGTAGGAAGAACTTGGATAGCACATGGAGTTTGTAAACTTGTTGAGGCCGCTACCATGTCTATAGGTGCAACATCAACGAACACAAAGGCAACCACACTATCGATGGGGCAAGGGGGAACCGGTGGTGGAGCAGAAGGCGCTGTAGATAGTGGAACAGCAGGTGCTGTAGATAGTGGAACCAGTGGTGGAGTATTCTGTAATCACGGAGGTGGACATTACAGGGCACAGGGGTGTGCTCAATATTGTGCTCATTACTGTGCAAGATATTGTGCTCACTACTGTGCTAGATATTGTGCAAGATATTGTGGAATAGCTGGATACGGATATGGATTTGGTTATGGTTATGGCTTTGGTTTCGGTTATGGATATGGAACCGCAAGAGGATATTCTGCACAATGTAAAGCCATTGCTGTTGCGGGAAGTGCTTCGTGGACCCAAATTATACCTGCAACTTTTTCGGTTACTTCATGGTTATATTACGAAGAAGAGCAGTGTTAATAAATATAACGTATAAATAATAATAATAATTTAATTTTTAAGGAGAAGTAAAAATGGCAGATATTGCACCAGGAGCATTTAATACGTTTAGTGATATGCGTTATAAACTAATGTTGAGGTATATTGCTGAATTAGAATTAACACAATCAACTCAAGCGCCTGATAATCCAAGAGGTTTAACTGCTGCAGAAATAACAGCATTCAAAGCGTATAGGAAAGCATGGCACGATATAGCACATGGTGATTTAGCTGGCGTACGTACAAATGAATTCGCTGAAATGATGTTACAAGGTATAGAGTTCCCAGAGTTTCCTGAAGGATGGAGAGTAACAACCCGCTCTGTTGGAGATTTACCTCCAATTCTTTGCAAAACGGACCACCTTGATGTATATGATGCAACTCTTGAACGTGATGAGGGTGATTTCACATTTACCATCACAGATCACCGTATCGAAGGTGAATCAGATGAAGACGGGATTGCATAATCCCTACAGATTATAATGTTAAGTAAATAATGGAAATTATAGATAATTTTGTGCATCAAGAAAAATTTGATGAATTACAAGATTTGATTCTTGGTGCAAATTTTTCTTGGTATTATAATTCTATGATTGATTATGCAGAGGATGTAGACAAATTTCAGTTCATCCATGGCTTTTATACCAACCATTCCCCATGTTCTCCATATTTTCACAATTTAAATCCCGTATTGGAAATAATAAATCCAATATCATTATGGCGTATAAAAGCAAATTTACTTACGATAACACCGAATATTGTTGAAAATGATTTTCATATTGATATGGGTGGCATATCAAATGAAAAATTAAACCAATTGACAACAGCTATTTTTTATTTGAACACTAATAATGGGTATACTGAATTTCAGGATGGAAGAATTGCAATGGAAAACACTAAAGTTAAAAGTGTTGCAAATAGATTGGTTACTTTTCCGGCTAGCTTGAGACATCGTGGAACATCATGTACAGATGAAAAAAATAGAGTTGTTATAAATTTTGATTATTTTAAAGGTTGATTTATTATGAATAATATAAAAAATATTTTATACTATTACCACGATTCATGTGGTTTGGGTGATTTTTATCTACTATTTCCCATATTTGACGCATTAAGAACTAAGCACAAAAATGACAATATTACTTTATTATCAAATGATACAATAAAAGATATTGCATATAATAAAAAATGGTTTGATAATTATGAAAATATTGTTGACTTTGATTTTCCAATAAATCGTTTTGATAGAGTTTATAACTGGGATGTTCAAAAACAGGGTATCACTTTATTCTATCCCCCCAAAAAACATTTCTGGGAAATTGTTTCTGAAAATTTAGATATTACATTAAATAGATCCAACTTTTCTGATATCTTTCGATTAGAGTTGACAGCCCATGAGAAAGATCAAGTGGATCAAATACTTTCAAAAGACAAAACCAACATCGTTCTTCACACAGGACATTCCTATAAATTTCCCTATGGTAAAACTCCCGATTATGAGTGGTGGTATAATTTAACAACAGAATTACCTGATGCTAACTTTATTCAAGTTGGTACAAAACAGGAACCACCTGTTGATAGACCTTCTAGAATAGTTCCAGATTATCATATTCATGCCGAGAATTGTATTGATTTAAGAGATGAGATTAATCTTCGACAAGTTGCATATTTGCTTGAACGCACAGATACATTTGTTGCTATTGATTCAATTGTTGCTCATTTATCATTACATTCAAATAAAAAAGGTATTGTGATGTGGGGTAGTTCTAATTCTAACACACATGGACATGAGCACAATATAAATTTGGAAGCAATACGTCATTGTGGTAAACCTCCTTGTATTGATTTGGGAGGCTTCATTGTTCCAAATGATCAAAATCAAAACTGTTGCCTTATGCCTGACAATGTTAAAGAAGATGTTTGGCCACTTATGGCTGAAGTAGTACATGAGATAAATTCAATATGAAAAATTTATATGTCGTACATGGAGGAATGGGAAAAAATATCCTTTTCACTTCATTAATTCCATCTCTGTGTAAAAAAGATGGAGTTGAAAAGATTTCTGTAATGTCTCCCTGGCCTTTTATATTTCGTTACAATAAACAAATTGACGGGGTTGAGCCGTTTGATAGACAGTTTGGTTGGAAATTACATCCACACCTAACAAAATATGACAACATTATTTACCACGAACCGTATTATTCTAATTATATTATAGATGAAAACATACACATGGTAGATGATTGGGCACGGGGGTTAGACATAGAACCTGTTATCAATAAACCGCATGTGCCGATAATGAATATTAAGGACGGCCACACATTTTATTCCATATCTCCAGATGAAACTTGTGGTCCACCTGAAAAAAAATATTGTGTAGTTCATTTTAATGGTGGATACGGGCAACAAGGTGATAATATAATTATTCCAAGAGATTATAGACTTGATCTCGTTCAAAAATTGATATCTAAAATTAGAAAAGAATTTAATTTAGATGTGATTTGTTTTCGACTACAAACCGAGCCAAAACCATCCGATACTATAACTTTTAAAGCAAATACTGAAGACGGCCTATTAAATATACTACCAATTATTAATGATTCAGAATTTGTTATTAGTATAGATTCTTCATTAAAACATTTAGCGGCATGTACCGATACAAAAACAATAGCTCTTTATAATAAAACAGAAACACGTCCAGAAAAGATTGGATATAGTTTTCAAACTAATCTAATGTGTGAAAATGGTATTTGTATTGATATAGATCCTAAAACTATTTTCGATACAATTGAGAAAGAGTGTTATGGATAAAGGCTCTATATTCACCAGAGTACATAATAGAATAAATTATATTAATTTTCAAGAGATTTTCCCTCTTAAACCAGGACTAAAGGACCGTGTAGAACTTGTTAAATTAGATCTAGGTGAAGACTATCCAGAACCTTTCAATTATTTCGTTACTCTACATGATGTATATCTATTTCCTGAACGAGTAAAAGAATATGCGGAATCTCTGCAATATACAAATGCGGCCAGTATTGTGAATTATGCTCCAGTATCTCGTACTTTCGGTCCAATTTCTATTGTTGTATATGAAACTCTTACTGAAATTATCAATAATGTTTATGGTAGGCATTTCACACATTTTCCTCTAGATTATCTCGCCATGTTTTCATTTATATCCGATGATGCAATGACTTGGCACCGGCATAATGATGGACATTATGACATTCAAGAAAATGACGAAAAAAATTTAAACGGTGTTTTACATTTAGAAGACCATATCGGCACAGAACTTATGGTGTATAAAGATCTTCCTCATATGACCCGTCCGCTAAGTGGGGCATCTGCTACTTTTCCAAAAGGTGCAGATTCTCATCTTAAAACAATAATCCGATCCTCTGGAAAGTGTAATACACTAACTTGTTATTATGGTCACATTTTACATAGACCCGATTATCCAAGTCTCAAAGATACGCAAAAAGGTGGTCGGTTAACTCAAAACATGTTCTATGATGATATGACTAGGAAATATATTGGAGATAAAAGAGAAGAATCATCAAAAAAACAGTTCGAAGCAATTGAAGATTTTATTAAATATGATACAATGAATGATTTCTTACTGACTGAGGCAACGCCGTGGAAAGATAAAAAAACGCTGAACTTAACTCACAGTACCCACCACATAAATAAAATGGATGATCCCCTATTATCAAAATATATTAAAGCAAAAAAAGAATCAGGACTATATGATATAATATTTAAAAAGGAAAAGGAAATTGGACAAAATTAAAAAAATAATAATTGCCGGCGGTGGTTCTTCCGGTTGGATGACAGCATCTTGTTTAATTAAAAATTGCCCAGATATACAAATTACTGTAATTGATACGGAAACTATTCCAATAATTGGAGTAGGAGAATCTACCATTTTACATATAAATGATTTTTTACGAAATTTAGATTTAGCTGATGATGTTTGGATGAAATATTGTAATGCTACTTATAAATTATCAATAAATTATACAAATTGGAATGGTGATGGTAAAACCTATAGATATCCTTTTAGTGAATCAAGATGGATGGATAAGTATAAACCAATTGACTGGTTTATTAAAGAATCTGTTATGGGTACAAATAATAGTTCAGAATATTGTGATTTTGCGGTCAATACAGGCGAATTGATGCGAAATAACAAATTAGTAAAGTATAGTGAATATATTCCTGGTTGGAATTTTGATTATAATACCGCATATCATTTTGACGCGGCTTTGTTTGCAAAATTTTTAAAAAATGAATATTGTATTCCTAAAGGCGTACAACATTTTAATGATAGAATAATTGATGTTGAAAAGTGTGAAGATGGTTCTATTAAATCACTAATGACTGAAAAATCTAATAAAATGTCGGCAGATTTATATATTGATTGTACCGGATTTAAATCTTTATTATTAGAAAAAAGTTTACAAGAACCTTATATTTCTTTTGGTGATAAATTAATTAATGACAAGGCTGTAGCGACACATTTATCTTATGTTGATAAAGAAGTAGAACTAGTACACAATACAGATGCATATGCCCTATCTTCAGGTTGGGTATGGAATACTCCTCTTTGGAATAGTATTGGTACGGGTTATGTATATAGTTCTCAATTTTTAACAGAAGAAGATGCAGAAAAAGAATTTAAAGATTATTTAATTAATGAAAGGAACGTTGTTCATTCACGTAAAGAAGTAGAAAATCTAACCTTGCATCATGTACCTATTCATTCGGGTATACATGAACGAGCCTGGGTAAAAAATGTTTGTGCGATAGGATTATCGTATGGATTTGTTGAACCTTTAGCTTCTACTGGATTAATGTTCATTACACGCCAAGCTCAAAATTTAGTAAATATATTAAAAAGAAGAAAAAATAATGCGGTAACAGGTATAAGTAGGTCTATCTATAACAACCAGGTTAAAGATATGGTATTACAGGGTTATGAATTTATTTGTGCACATTATGCATTTACTGAAAGACAGGACAGCCCTTATTGGAATTATCTAACAAATGAACTAGATTACTCTGTAGAAAATATTATTAAAGATTCATTATTTATTGATGTTATTCCAAAGAAAATGTGTAATACATATAATAACTGGTGGAATACTGCAGGACGGGCTGATGATTTTCTTCTTTTTATTGTAGCCGGCTGTGGTTTTAATCCTACAGAACATATTTTTACAGATTTAGTTTTAAATAATCACGTAGGATCTAACACCACATTACTTGATGAATCTACACGGCTTAATAAAGATATTATAGAATATCGAAATAAACAACGTAATTATGTTAAAACATTACAAACACATTATCAATTCTTAAAAAATACAATTTATAAGGAAGAATGAATTTTAAAAACCGATTTTCTATTGCCCATCCTGAAAAAGATATGAAGGATTTTCCTAATCATTATTATTTGGTTTTGAAAAATACCCCACAATCTATTTTAGATGAAATTGAAGATATTTACTTTGGAAAAATGTTTTATTACACATATAGGAGACAAAGAAAATTTGTCGGTAATGCTATGGGGCAAGAAGCGACCGATGGACATATAGATAGTCTTCTCCGAATACAAGAGGAGCTTGGAGTTGAAGTTTCTCTTACAATGAATCAAACTGTATGGCCTAATGAAATGATTCTAGAACAAACTCTACAAGATGAGTTTGTAGAATGGATTGGTAAGTATTATGATAGAGGATTAAGAAGCTGTACAATTTCTTCCAAACATTTAATGAGGACAATGAAATTACAACATCGATGTCCTAATATGAAATGGAAGAATACTGTAAACCATATAATATCTGATGGACAACAAGTAGCCGATACAATAGGAATTGGTTATGATACAATACTTCTTGATCGTTCATTAAATAGAAACATTAAAGAGTTAAGAAGAATTAATAAGTTAATACAAAGACAAACAAGGCCGGTAAAAACATCGCTTCTCGTATCAGAGGGGTGTTTATATAGTTGTCCTTTTAAATTAGAACATGATATGTCATCTACAGTTATAGGTGGAAACTATTGGGGTGGTGACAATGCTCTTTCGGCTCTTTCGTGTAATAATTGGAAATCTGATGAAATGGATAGACTACCAAGAAATGGTATTGACATGGTTACTACTGATAAAGAAATGTTAGATCAATATTTGGATAAGAAGGTGGGAGGAGTAGACATACTAAAAACTTCTGGTAGATTTGATGGCCGATTCTATAACAAATATTCTGAAGATGATATTAAAAATAAGAATATAAAATTAATGAGACAGTTGAGAGTACAGAAAAAATTCTATACTGACCCGCCACCTTTAGTTGCATCATCATTTGGTGATGTTTATGAATTGAATGCAGTTCCTTTTGATCAATGGTTATTACTTTATCCAACAGAAGATGAAGCAAACTTAACAAAAGATAGTTACCAAAAGTATTATGATGAATATTTACAGGATGAACTTTGGTTATCTGAAAAGGGTAAGAGGTTGAATAGAATACTTTTAAATTGTAAATCACAATGTTATGATTGTCATGAATGTGAAAGAACATTTGGAATACCAGATTATGACAGTTCAATAAATGAAATAGATGCAGAAGAAAGATTTGCCAGAGTGAGTTAAAATGAATATATTAGGAATAAATGGATCTGTGGGCTGGGATGGAAATATTGGGGTTATTAATGGTCAAGATTATTGGGTACATGGATCAGGAGCTACATTATTTATAGATGGAGAATTAAAAGGTTCTTTGTCAGAAGAACGATTAACAAGATTAAAATATGATGGTGGTTATCCAAAAGCCGTTATTGGTCAACTTCTCCTAAAGAATGATTTAACAGTAGATGATATTGATATAGTAGCTTATGTAAGTAATGCATGTATGATGGCATATAGTTTAAAGTTGCAGGGGCACACTAATAAATTATTATCATCTATATTTCCAAATGCAAAGATGATGTTTATAGATCATCATTTAGCTCATACAGCCGCTTCCTTTTTATCATCAGGTTTTTCAGAATCTAATATATTTTCGTTTGACGGCGCTGGTGATTTTTATCCTACTATGGGTCAACGTTTAAAGTTAAATAATTCTGTTTTTTCTAATGGTTTCCGTGATAATAAAGACATAGTACCTTTACAGCAAACATTTTTAGATGAAAATTTTAATTTGTTTGGTTCTTTATATACAGAATTTTCATCAATGATTTATCAGCTTAAAGTTGAGGGTAAGATAGAAAATAAAATGATAGATGATTATGCAAAAGTACAGGCTGAATTAAATCTTACTACATTTGATTCGGCTGTTGATATGACAGATTATGAATATAAGTTTGATGATAATATGTATATGGGCCCCATTTTACGTGAAACTCATCCTGGTAAAATTATGGGATTGGCTTCTTATGGGGATTATAATAATATTGATGTTCCAGATATATTTGATTTAATATTTTATGATAATATGCCAGTTATACATCTCAATCAATCGTTAAAGAGGGTTATTTTTAATAAATGTGAAAATTCTGAGTTTAAAGCAGAGGATTTAGCTAGTTGGTTACAACATCAATTTGAAAAATATTTATTAATATATTTAAATAATATCCCAGAAAAATATAAATTAAAAAAATTGTGTCTAGCTGGTGGTTGTGCATTAAATATCATTACAAATTCTAAAATTATAGAAGATGGTATATATGAAGATGTCCATGTTAATACGGCGCCAAATGATGATGGATTAAATTTTGGTGCTGCAATTTACTGTACGTGGAAAAATGAAAAAGACTTAATACTACCTGAAAATATTGGTTGTATCGGATTCGATTATCCACTTAATAATATAGAAGAATATGAAAATAAAACATAAAAAATATGAAAATTTTAACAATTTATGTGAAATAGTTGTTGATGCTTTATTGGAAAACAAAATAATCGGATGGTTTCAAGGTAAAAGTGAATTTGGTCCTAGAGCTTTAGGGAATAGGTCTATACTAGCAAATCCAACTATTAAAGACAATAAAGATTATATTAATGAGAGAATAAAACATCGGGAAAGTTGGAGGCCATATGCGCCAATTATGCTAGAAGAATATTTACATGATTGGTATGACATTCCTAAAAAATCTTCACCTTACATGTTATTTAATGCTACTATTTTACCTGAAAAAGATGGTCAAGTACCCGCAGTAACTCATGTAGATGGAACGGCCAGAGTACAGACAGTAACCAAAGAATTAAATAAACCAGTTTTTCAGTTATTAACCGAATTTAATAAAAGAACTAATGTTCCTATATTATTGAACACATCATTTAATGTTGGTGGAGAACCTATAGTAGAATCCCCTGAAGACGCGATAAAAACATTTAAAGGTTCAAATATTGATGTGTTAGTTATGGGAAATTATATAGTTACAAAATAGCCACAGATTTCCTAATCATATAAATAGTATAGAAACAACTATATAAAAAATACTATTATAAAAGGAGAAGGATTGTGGCATTGACCCTCCAAAAACAAACTGTAAACATTGCATTAGATCAAGGTTGCACGTTTGAAAAAGTAATATTCGCGCAAAATTCTGTTAGTCAGAATGTCTCTATCTCTACAGGGACTTGCGCCGCTAAGATGCGTCAATCTTACCATTCATCAAATAATGTTACTGTTTTAACAACTGCTGTTTCGGGATCAAACGTAACAATTTCTCTGACTGCGACACAAACATCAGCCGTTTCTCCTGGTAATTATGTTTATGATGTTGAATATACACAATCAGGTGGTACAATAGTAGAACGATTAGCAGAAGGAATTATAACGATATCTGCAGAGGCAACAAAATGACACAACCAACTACTAGAACAACTTTTAAAGATTATTGTAAACGGAAACTTGGCTGGCCAGTAGTAGAATTGAATATTGATGATGACCAAGTAGAAGATTGTATCGATGATTCTCTCCAATTTTACCAAGAATATCATTTTGATGCAACTGAAAACACATTTCTAAAACATCAAGTATCTGGATCTACTCTTAAATTAGCAGGAGCTCCTACTGGAACCTTTTCAAATGGTGAAATAATTACTGGCGGAACAAGTGGTGTTCAAGCAACAGTACACGCATATCATAGTGCTAATACTACTTTAAGATATAAAGGCCCAGAAGTTAAATCGGGAGGGGATGGTAATACGTTTTATGCAAATACCACTACAACCTTCTCTACTGGCGAAACTATTACAGGTAATACAAGTTCAGCAACCGCAACAACTCATGCATCTACTGCAACTGCAATAGGTGACTTTGATAACAAATACATATCGATAGCCGAAGCAATTATTGGAGTTCGAAGAGTTATTCCTTTTTCTGATAATTCTAGAACTAATTCTATGTTTTCCTCTAAGTATCAGTTTGCACTTTCTGAAATGCATTCATTGGGGAGTGGTGGTTTAGCAGGTTTTGAAATTGCACAAGAACATTTACAATTGATCAATGAAATGTTTACAGGTCAACCAATGTTTAGATATAATCGACATGCAGACAGACTATATCTTGATATTTCATGGGGCTCAGATGCCGACATAGATGATTTTATTGTTGTTGAAGTAGATAAAATTCTTGATCCATCTACGTATGCTGATATTTGGGGTGATATGTTTCTCAAGAGATACAATACTGCATTGATGAAAAAACAATGGGGTCAAAATCTTACTAAGTTTGAAGGAATGCAACTTCCCGGTGGAGTAACGATGAATGGAAGACAACTTTATGATGATGCAACTACAGAACTAGAAACCATTCAAACAGAAATGTCACTACGGTATGAACTACCAATAGATCATCTAATAGGATAATAAATGGCAACAAATCAGTATTTTAATCTGCATGGTACAAATACACCTGAACAAAGATTAATAGAAAATTTGAATATTGAAGCAATAAAGACTTTTGGAATAGATGTAAATTATTGTCCCAGAACATTGAATGATGAAGATACATTGATGGGAGAGGATAATACTGCATCTTATAATAGTGCTCATACAATTGAAATGTATATTAAATCCATAGACGGATTTGAGGGTGAGGGTGATTTCATTTCAAAGTTTGGAATACAAATAAAAGATCAAATTACTTTTACTGTTGCAAGACGCAGATGGGCGGAATTGAATGTTCAAGGTGAGGGAAGGGCTACCGCACCGGCAGGAGGAGATTTGATTTATTTTCCTCTTACTGGAGCATTATTTCAAGTAATGTTTGTAGAAGATGAAACTATATTTTATCAAACTGGTGGATTACAGACTTATGATCTTCTATGTGAGATGTTCTTTTATTCTGATCAATCACTTAATACTGGTATTGAAGTTATAGATGCAATTGAACGAGCACAATCTTACTCAATTGATTTTACAATGAATACTGGTAGTGGTAACTATACTGTTGGTGAGCAAGTTTATCAGGGTGCATCCCTCGCCGCTGCTACAGTCAAAGGAGAGGTGGCCAGTTGGAACGCAACTGATAAAGTATTAAATCTCATAAACATGACAGGAAACTTTTCTGGAGTTGTAAACATTGTTGGAAATGATTCTAGTGCGTCTTATTCTATTACTTCTTTTGATGCCCAATCATCCGCTGCTGATACAGCAGCAAGTGTAAGTAATGTAGAAATAGAAGCCGCGGCGGATGCTATTATTGATTTCACCGAAGGTAATCCATTCGGGAGTCTATAATGTTAGGAACAACTTATTATCATGAAACTATTAGAAAATATGTAGCAATTTTTGGTACACTTTTTAATGACATAAACATTCAAAGGAGAAATTCAGCTGGTGTTATAACAGAACAGATTAAAGTTCCTATTTCATATGAAGCCAAAGACAAATTGATTCTTCGAATGAGGGCAGTACAGGCTGATGAGGGTGTTTCAACAACCCTTCCAAGAATGGGATTTTCTCTAACTGGAATTACTTATGATGGAACTAGGAAATTAAATACTTTAGGTCAAACTTATGCCGCAAATACTGCTGCGGGAACCAGTTCCCTTATGAAGCAGTATAATCCTGTTCCTTATAATTTTGATTTTACATTGTCGGCATTGGTAGATAATTCAGAAGATGGTGCACAGATTTTTGAACAGATTGTTCCTTTCTTTACCCCAGAATTTACAGTTAGTGTGAATTTAGTTGACGCCATGAATATTAAGCCTGATATTTCTATAATATTAAATGGTGTTTCCCTTGAAGATTCATACGAAGGTGAACTTAGTTTAAAGAGAGAGATTATATGGACTTTGAATTTTCAAATAAAAGGATATATCTATCCAGATATCAAGTCTGGGTCAATTACTAAAAGTGTAATCGTAAATCTTAGAATGCCTTCAGAAGAGGTAGATGTTCCAGAATATATTGTCTTAGAAGACAGCACAGATTTTTCAGTTAACTATTTACTGTTGAATGCAGATGCTGGGTCTCCAGACGCAACAGGAATAATGAAGTTCATAACAGAAACTAGTTCAACAGGAACAGGAGCAGCAGGAATTAAATCAAGATTAACAGTTACACCTGGACCGGGAGATGTCACCGCGAATGATGATTTTGGTTATACACAAACTTTTGAACATTTTAATGACAATATAGATGTGAATTTGACAACCGGATTAGATGTGAATCTGTAGTGTTATTTCGGATTCTTTTAGTAATTTTAATGATGACTTCTTTTTCATCGGTTTCCGCAGCCCAAAAAGGAGTATATAAAACTGAAGATATTTTATTGTTGTTTAAGTCTTGTTATGAAACCATTCATTTTTTAGGTACTACAAAATATAAAAGAAATAAACATACATTAACTGAAATAGATATATCTAAACAATGTTTTTGTGTATGTGATAAAGTTAGAGAAAAACATAACCCTAAACATTTTTTAGTGAAATCACCTTTAGAAATACATAATATTATTACTCCTCTGGCTAATGATTGTTTAAAAGAAACTGGACAGTCTTGGTATGATGATGTAGAACCTGATATGGAGAAGAAAGATGACAGTTGATGATCGTATAGATGAAATATTAGAAATTACAAGTTTAGTTCCTACTCCGGAAATAAAACCGGAGACCAGCCCAAGAATTAAACCGAATTCTGATAGTGATGTTAAACATGATGACATTGATTATAATTATGCCCGTGAAAATTACTACAATCTAATCGAAAGAAATCAAGACGCAGTAGAAGAGATGTTGGAGATTGCTAAACAATCTGAACATCCACGCGCGTTTGAAGTAGTTGGTCAATTGATTAAATCTGGATTAGATGCAAATAAAGAATTAATGTCTCTACATAAAACCAAAAAAGAACTAAGTATTGAAACAAATAGTAGTGTTAATGTTAATAATGCAGTCTTTGTAGGATCTACTGCCGAATTACAAAAACTATTAAAGGCAAAGCGTGGCTAATGTGGATCAACTAGAAATTGAAATAATACAGCCTTGGTCTGATATTTTAATGAAAGTTAAACTTCCTCAAATGGTTGTAGATGCGATGTTGGATATTACTAATCAAGTTCTTCAAGATCCAGATCGTGAAAACTTGTCAGTGCGTGGTGATGGTATAGCACAAATTGCACAAACACCTAACATATCTCATGAATTAATGCAAAATTACAAAATTGAGATGCGAGGGGGAACCGTATTTCATTTTTTTATGGATTGTATTAAACAGTATATTAAAACTTGTCTGCACCAAGCATCTACGCCTTTTGGTAAAAGCTTTGTTGATTCTGTAAAAAATATAGAATGGTTGACTGATATGAGAGCTTGTTGGTGTAATAGTCAATGGACGGGAGAATATATTCCACTTCACATTCATTCAGAATGTTCAATATCAACCATTATGTATCTCAAAGTTCCTGAATTTTTACCATCAATAAACCCAGTTGGTGATGATGATGGATGTATTACGTTTCTTGGTGGAGCACCAAGCGGTACTGCACTTACTCACAATTTATTGAAATTGAAGCCTATAGTTGGAGATTTTTATATTTTTCCATCACATTTTTACCATACAGTATATCCATTTAAAACTGATGGTAATTTTGAAAGAAGAAGCGTTTCATTTAATTCTACTTTTATAAATAAAGCTGAATTGGAGAAAGGTTAAACGTGGCGAGTGAAAATTATTTAGGAAATCCTAACCTCAAGAATGTTGGACAAAACATAGAATGGACAGAGGAAACCCTTACTGAATATATGAAATGTAAGGAAAATCCTGAACACTTCATAGAGAATTATGTCAAAATTGTTCATGTAGATAAGGGTTTAGTTCCCTTTGATATGTATGATTATCAAAGGGATATGATACATAAGTTCAATGATAATCGTTTTGTAATCTGTAAAATGCCTAGACAAACAGGCAAGTCTACCACGATTATTAGTTTTTTACTTCATTACATCCTGTTCAATGAAAGTGTTAACGTTGCTATCCTTGCTAACAAAGGAGCAGTAGCAAGAGAACTTCTTTCTAGATTACAACTTGCTTATGAACATTTACCTAAGTGGTTACAACAAGGTGCGGTTACGTGGAACAAAGGTAATATTGAAGTAGAGAATGGATCTAAGGTTATCGCCGCAGCAACTTCTAGTTCGGCTGTTCGTGGTAGTTCATTCAATATTATTTTTCTTGATGAGTTCGCCCACGTACCACAAAACATAGCCGAACAATTCTTCACTTCTGTTTATCCTACAATTTCTTCTGGTGAATCTACTAAAGTTCTTATTGTTTCAACTCCACTTGGTATGAATATGTTTTACAAAATGTGGATTGAATCGATAGAGAAGAGAAATGATTATGTGCCAATTGAAGTACATTGGTCAGAGATGCCAGGACGTGATGAAAAATGGAAAGAAGAAACAATACGTAATACTTCTGAAGTACAGTTCACTCAAGAGTTTGAATGTGAATTTGTGGGATCAACGTATACATTAATTGCTCCATCAAAACTTAGAACGTTGGTATTTAAGACTCCAATTCATTCTAATAATAATTTAGATGTTTATGAAGAACCAATAAAAAATCATACATATGCATTGGTAGCCGATACTGCTCAGGGAAAGGGTTTAGATTATTCTGCATTTAATGTATTCGATGTTTCCGGAATGCCATACAAACAAGTAGCAAAATTTAGAGATAATACTATTTCTCCTATGTTATATCCAAATGTAATTTTCAATGTGGGGAATAAGTATAATCAGGCTCATGTTTTGGTTGAGGTAAATGATATTGGTTCTCAAGTCGCGGATACTCTACATTATGATTTAGAGTACGAAAACATAATGATTATTACAATGAGAGGTAGAGCGGGACAACAGATTGGTGGTGGATTCGCAAAGAACATTCAATTAGGATTAAGAACTAGTAAACAGATCAAGAGGATAGGGTGTGCAACTCTAAAAGATTTGATAGAACAAGATCAATTACTCTTACCAGATTTTGAAACAATTAGAGAACTCACAACCTTTGCTTTAACAAATAATACATATCAAGCAGAAGAGGGTTCACATGATGATCTAGCAATGACTCTTGTTATATTTGGGTGGCTAGTACAACAGAGATATTTTAAGGAGTTAACAAATATGGATATACGAAAGAAAATGTGGGAAGAACAAATGGAAACTTTAGAACAAGATATGTTGCCGTTTGGAATTATAGATGATGGACAGGAAGAGGAAACCTTTAAAGATAATGAAGGTACTGTATGGACGGTGGATGATGAGACTAGAAGGCTATATTACTAATGATTCATTATATTAGACAAGAAACAGAATGGTTGTTTCCTGTGCCCCTGTGGAAATTTAGTTTGCCTAATTGTAAGAATATTAATAAAAAAATAGAGAAGAGAATTTACCAAAAATCTAAAGAGGAAAAAACTAGATCGGCCTCTAATGAGGGTGGATGGCACTCTATAGGAAATATGTATGATGATCCGGTGATGGAACCTGTCACAACATTAATTTCACAAGGAATCAACGAAATACGTATTGAATCCGGTATGACTTATGGTACTTATAAAACTTTTCTTTGGTCTAATTTAAATCGTTCAGGAGATTATAATATTATGCATGCTCATCCTGACAGTCATTTGAGTGGCGTTTATTATGTTAAAGTGCCTGAGGGGGATTGTGGTGAATTGAGATTATATAATCCAATGTATCTCTATACTTATCCCAATTCACAAGGTAAAAATCCCCCACATACCACGCCTAGAGTTAATATAAAAAGTGAGGAAGGTGTCTTATTGATTTTTAGATCACCGATTATGCATGATGTTACTAGGAATAATACTCAAGAAGATAGGATTAGTGTATCATTCAATATAGTATTTGATTCTAATCTTTATAAATGAAGGGATCTATATCCGCAAAGTTAACTTCAGTAGGTGGGTTGTTTATTTCTGTTATTAAATCTTCAATTTTATTAGATAGATCAGGTCTTTCCTTTTTTAATCTGTTTAGAAAACTTAGAGAACCAGTAACTAATTGATCTGGACGGATAGATAATCTTTTTCCTATTCTTCTTTTATCGGATACTTCAAGGTGTTTGGGATTTACACAGGATGGATTGAAACATGTTTGAGTCACTACTTCAGTAGATGTTAGTTCACCTCGTACTCCGGAAATGGATGAGAAATTACCATACATCATAAACGCATATCTACTGGCGGGAATAGTTTGACCCATTACAGAAAACATTCCATGACCTGTTTTATTTTTTGAAGCGAGCCAGATATGACACTCTGTATTTTTTTCAGAACGATCAACTTTTTTAAGAAACCGATCTTTTATTTTTTTACTGTCTATTAATTTATATTTGTCCATACTTCCTTATAAATTTATGATAACACTTAATATTTATGATTTTAGAGAACTGTAAAAAGATAAATAAAAGTAATATGGTATAAAATCTATAAACCATAATCTTTCAACTTTATCTATAGGAGAGATAAGATGCCTTTTACAATTAGTCCAGGCGTTGTAACCAAAGAAATTGACTTAACAACTATTGTACCTGAAGTTTCTATGACAGAAGGTGCGATAGCCGGTCCTTTTAAATGGGGACCCACGTATGATATCGTTACAGTCAGTAATGAATCAGAATTATCAAGTCGCTTTGGTAAACCAAACGCAGCCACATATAAAACATATTTCACTGCTGCAAGTTATCTCGCATATTCGGGAAATCTTAAAGTGGTTCGTGCAAGTGGATCAGATGCAAATAATGCAGCAATGACCACAGCACTACAAGTAAAAAATGATGAACACTATGAGAATACATACGACCCAGACATGGGTGGATCATTAATCACCACTGCTGGAGCATTCATTGCAAAATATCCAGGAGATCTTGGAAACAGCCTAAGAGTTTCCATGTGTGGTGCCACAAGAGCAAACACAAATAATGATGGAACACTTAACAGTAATACAGATGTTTCACCTACTTGTACTTCTGCAGTATTCACAAAAGCTAATACTACTGTTATTGGAATAGGAACAACATTTTCGAATGATGTTGCTGTTGGAGATGCACTCTATGTTAATAGTACAGCATTTTGTGTAGTAACTGCTGTTACATCCAATACAGTTTTGGTTGCAATCGGTGCAGATTCAACAATCGCAAATACCGGTGCATATATTCGTAAAGCACGATCAGCATTTGGTCAACCAATAACATCTATGGTTGGAACTCTTGCGTGTTCAGCTAATGGAACTACAATAACTGGAACAGACACAGCACTTAATACTCAATATAATGTGGGTGATCTTGTTAAACTTGTTGGAATAGCCGAAGAACGTAAGATTTCAGCAATCGCCAATTCAACTTCTATGACAGTTACAGTACCTTTTGTTGCAGCCGCGTCCACTAATACTCACTCACGTAGATGGGAATATGCAGATGCATTCGATAGTGAGCCTGTTACCTCATCTCATGCACGAAGAAATAGCGGAAACTATGATGAAATTCATGTTGTTGTTGTAGACGAAGATGGAGAATTTACTGGAGCAAACAATACTGTAGTGGAATCATATACAGGATCAGTTGCCGGAGGAGCCAAAGGTGAAGACGGACAGAGTATCTATTACAAAGATTTAGTTAATAGGGGTTCAAAGTATATTCGCTGGATGGATCATCACGCAAATGGTGATGCAGATACCCTTCTTGACGGTGGAACAACCGCTTGGGGTGGAGCTGCAAGCGGAACATTTAACGCTAAAGGAACTATCATTTCTGGAAGTCTAACTGGTGGAAGCGCTGGAACTGCAGCAACTGCCGGAAATATTCAAACAGGTCTAGATAAATTTAAAAATGCAGAAGAAGTAGATGTTACTCTTCTGATGACCGCTGATGCAGATGCAGCAACCGCCATTCATGCAATTAATAATATTGCAGAATATCGTAAGGATTGTGTGGCATTTATTTCACCTACACAAGCAAATGTTGTTAATAACGCAGGAAGCGAAGTTGATGATGTTATAGCATTCCGTAATTCGATGCCAAGTTCTTCATATGCTGTACTTGACTCTGGATGGAAATACATGTACGATAAGTACAATGATGTTTATCGATATATTCCATTGAATGGTGATATCGCTGGATGTTGTGCCTTCACAGATGATGCACGTGATCCTTTTTGGTCGCCTGCTGGTATTGATAGAGGTAATATTCGTAATGCCATTAAACTTCCTTTTAATCCAAATAAGACACAAAGGGATGATCTTTATAAAAATAGTATTAATCCTGTTACAGCACTGCCAGGAAATGGAATACTTCTTTTTGGAGATAAAACACTATTAGCAAAACCGAGTGCATTTGATCGTATCAATGTACGAAGGTTGTTTATCCTTTTAGAAAAATCTATCGCACAAATGGCAAATTCCTTCTTGTTCGAATTCAACGATGCATTTACACGATCTCGATTCGTGGCAACCGTTGAACCTTTCTTGAGAGATATTCAAGGGAGAGGTGGAGTTCAAGATTTTGCCGTTGTCTGTGATGAGGGCAACAATCCAGGAGATGTAGTAGATCGAAACGAATTTCGTGGAGATATCTATATAAAACCATCTCGTTCAATTAACTTCATACAATTACAATTTGTTGCTGTTAGAAGTGGCGTTGAATTTGAAGAAATTATTGGCCGTTAGTCAATAAATTTAGTCATATAAATATATAAAAGATGGGGGAAGACGATGACTTCCGAAGGGAGAACTTTTAAAAAAGACTTCCCCATCACATCTTAAACTTTAGTCATCGGAGAAAAACACAATGTCATTTAATATCGACACATTTACTGCAAAATTAAAGACTGGTGGAGCATTAGGAAGTTTATTTGAATGTGAACTTACTGCCGCTAAAGGACAAGATGCCTCAACCACGATGTCAGACTTCAAATTCTTATGCAAAGAGGCTGTACTTCCGGCTTCAACCATAGAGCCCGGAACTGTTACATACATGGGAAGAGCTTTACAAATTCCTGGTAATAGAGCCGCACAACAATTGAACACAACTGTTTATAATGATGAGGACATGGCAATCAGAAATACAATTGAAAATTGGATGGAGATGTTAAATTCCCATAGGACAAATTCTAGAAACACAGGTATGGCCGGTTTTAGGAGTTATACTGGAAGTTTGAAGGTGAAACAACTTTCAAAGGAAGATCAGGGAGCAGTTAAAACTTATGATTTTATTGATTGTTGGCCTTCATCTTGTGCAGAAGTTCCTCTGTCATGGGAAACTAATGAAATTCAAACTTTTGCCGTAACATGGGAATATAATTATTGGAAATCTGGTGAAAGTGGTACAGGTAATTAATTTTGATATGAAGAAAACTTACTAATTAAAAACTTAAGGAGAAAATAAAATGGCAGATGCTGCAACCGCTTCATGCTCGGTGACCCTGTTACCAGATGAAATTTCAAAGGTAATCACAGGAGCAATGACTGTTACCCCTGCTGATGCAAATCATAAATGGTACTACAAACTAACAAATGTAAGTAACGCTTCAACCGATTTAATGGCTGGGTATTTTACAGATTATACAGCCATCGATGATGATACTGCACCAATAGCACTCGATGTTGCAGATACTGTTGCATTTTTATTCGTACAAAACACCGATGCTGCAAACGCAATTTATATCAATCTCGCAGCGGGAACCGCCGCAGCAGCTGCCGGTAACATTTATCTTAATGCCGGAGAAAGTTGGTATGCACGACTTACAACTACGTTGGTAGGTAGTATTCATGCAATATCATCGACAAGTACTGTTAATTGTATTGTCGCTGCATTATGTGATGATGTTTCGGTATAATAATATTCGTGGGAGTAGTTTTTTTCTACTCCCATTTAACCTATTAGGAAGAATGTATGGCAGTTGAATTATTTGGATTTTCTATAGGACGAGTTGACAAAGACGCAAAGAATAAAGAATCTTTTGCACTCCCAGAGCCGGAAGACGGGGCTGTTGAAATTGGTCCATCAGGAGGAGCGTACGGTACGTATGTAGATCTTGAGGGTCATGCCAAAAATGAATTAGACTTAATTAGAAAATATAGGGAGATGGCTACATTTCCCGAATGTGATCAAGCAATAGATGATGTTGTTAATGAGGCCGTTGTTACAAATAGGGAAAATTCTCCTGTCAGCATTAGCCTAGAAAAATCAAATCTATCAGATGATATTAAAGAAAAGGTAAAGTACGAATTTAAAGAACTGATTCGTTTGCTCGATTTTCGTAAAGTTGGTTATGAAATGTTTAAAAAGTGGTATGTTGATGGTAGATTATATTTTCACATTATCATTGATAATAAAAACCCCAAACGTGGTATATTAGAACTACGCTCAATAGATCCCCTAAAAATAAAAAAGGTTAGAGAACCAAAGGTTACTCAAGATGATCACGGCACAGCAGTTATAGATACTACTGGATTTCAAGAGTATTATCTATTTAATGAAAGAGGAATTTCTACTGCTCAAGCTGGAGGTATGACAGTTCAAATTGCCGCTGATTCTATCTCTTATGCACATTCTGGTATATTAGATCCCGATAGAAAATTAGTTTTAAGTCATCTACACAAAGCAATTAAGCCCTTAAATCAATTACGTATGCTTGAAGATGCAGTGGTTATCTATCGTATCTCACGTGCTCCTGAACGTAGAATTTTCTACATTGATGTTGGTAATCTACCTAAGATCAAAGCAGAACAGTATCTACGTGATATCATGAGTAAATATAAGAATAAATTGGTATATGATTCCAATACTGGTGAGATTAAAGATGAACGTAAGCACATGAGTATGTTAGAGGATTATTGGCTTCCACGAAGAGAAGGTGGTAGAGGTACAGAGATTTCTACGTTGCCTGGAGGGGAGAATCTTGGTGAATTGGCAGATGTTGATTACTTCAAAACAAAACTATACAAAGCACTCAATGTTCCCCCTTCACGGTTAGAACAAGACTCAGGCTTTATACTAGGACGAGCTGAAGAGATTTCAAGAGATGAAGTTAAATTTACTCGTTTCATTGAACGATTGAGAGCTAGATTTAATATTTTGTTCAATGATCTCATAGAGAAACAGTTATTACTTAAAGGAATTGTTTCATCTCAAGACTGGGGAGTTATAAGGGATAATATAATATACGAGTGGGAATCAGATTCACACTTTGCAGAACTGCAACAAGCAACAATGATGAGAGAACGGTTAGGTACGTTAGTAAATGATATGGGATATAGAGATGAAGTTGTTGGTAAATATTTCTCTCAAGAATATATCAATAAGCACGTTCTTAAATTGTCTCAAGAAGAAATTGACAATATGAAAGAACAAATTGCAGCAGAGAAAGCGGAAGCTGCGGCCGCTGAAGGTGGAGGAGAATCAGAAGATCAACAATGGGAATTTGATCCTTCAGCAAACAAGCCAGACTTAAAGGTGATTAGTAACTAAAATTTATAAATAGTATAAATATAACAGAAATAACAGAGGAAATTTATGTCTAATGAAACTACAATTGGTGATATCGTAGCATTTTCTAGATCAGACGATGCTGCAGGAGTAAAGTCCGCAATAGGTGACGTGCTTCAACAAAAAGTGATGGTATCATTAGAGAGTAAGAAAAAAGATTTCGCAAAAACTTTTTTAACTAAACCAAATACAGACTCGAAAGAGCCGGAAAGTCAAGAGGAAGTAACGGATGGCAGCTGAAACACAAGTACTATTAGACACAGAAAAAAAATATATTGCTAAATTCTTTTCCGATGCGACAGAAGCGGATGTTAAGAAAGTAGATTTATCGACACTAGCTTGGGCAAAACATACAATGACCCTTTCTGGAGCAGCAAGTCCAAATTTTAAGATTGGTGAAGTAATAACAACCGCGGCTACTGAACATTTTCTTGTTACAGGTTTTACAGCCGGAGCATCCACAGTAGAAGTTGTTGGATGGGATAATACGAACAAAAAAGCAACAAGTATTCTAACTACTAGTTCGAATGGAGATGCAATTTCGGGTGCAGTATCAGGAGCTAATACAAGAACGCTTGCAAATAGTGGAGCCTTGATAGGTTTAGAGTGGAATGTATTAGTTACTAAAATAATGTGGATAACAAATGGTTTACAAGTTGCAATTGAATGGGATGGATCAGGCAACGAAGCATATATTGCAGAATTAAGAGGTAATG